CGTGCGGCTAGTTGCCGCACGCTCTTGTTTAGTATTTGTACGTTATGTAAAGATCTTTGTATAGTGTTGCAAATCACTATCTCTGTATCACGCCTAACTACTTTTGTCTTATGATCAGCAATCCAGGCATTATTATTGATTTTATTCCTACTGTTAGTCCACTATACGGCTACAATTTACGCACTTATGAAGTTCAGCACGTACCACTGAACCTCTCTATCTCTTTGTACGTTTTACTAATATGTATGTATGTAAAACGGGTACACAATGGTGTACTACAAATATCTTTTGAGAGTCTTTTAACGTTAAACACAAGTTATGCTCGAAGCTTGTGCCATTATTAGACTTTATATTTCACTCGTATTACTTAAACGAGAATTTAGATTATTCACTATTCTTTGTTTAGCGAATGATTCCCCCTCAATCTACCTAACAGTTTTTATCATCTAGTATCCCCGCAGCAGGAGGAAAATACTAGTAGAAACATGATTTAGATTGGGAAGCTGGGTCGTTCGGTTCTCATTTATCCAACGAACCGGAAGAATTTCCAATATATTTTTGGTGCATATATAATTTGAGCGGTGTTGCCACACTGCTAGGGTTGTTCACACTCCCGTCCTTTAAATATCACTGACCATTAATTGAGGTAGTAAATATCTACTTTCATATCGTCTTTTTAATACTTGTCTAATATTAAATACTTAGAGTATCTAACTTGTTTTCTTAAAAATAACCATGAATAATAACATTACAGGGGGAAACAAGGACGAAAGTGAACAGACAAGTTACGTTTGTGAGACCGCATACTCACGCATTCTTCGATTAAAGCTCGACTTGATCAAAGATGTGGAGACCGTTTATACTCCACAATCCTTCAAGGCCCTAGGCTCGCTGACAGGCCTCCATGCACTATTGCAGAAGGAACTTTCCGATGTTGCCATCTCCAAAATTGAGGGATTGGTAGCATTATATTTGGCATTGAGCGAGGTATCTTCTTTACAGGGATTTACTTCCGTTCTTACTTTGTATGCCAAAACACACTCACAAGCCTCTTTGGTTTCGCAGCTTAAAGGGATTGCTGAGGGCTTGTTCTCTGAATTTGCTCCTCAGGATTCCTCAGCGCGACCAGATTGGCTGAACCAAATGATTACGGGTCTGACTGACTGGAAACTACTCACCACCTCACCATCCTTCAAGAAGGTGTCTAGGGTTTTATCTCTCATGGTAACACTAGGAGTAATTGACAGTACTAATTTTACCCTCGGAAATTTTGAAATCTTTGCCATTAAGGCCAGCGAGAAGCAGGTCACAGCAATAGATTTCATTGATGCTCTTATTGAAACTACAGTTTTCTTTGCGGAAGGTGCTTACCAGTGCTTCCTGCAGGGCTCTATTCGCCCATTGTTTTTCTCTTCATCCGAGATTGTTCAGATTGAAGAGCAATACATTGAGAAATGCACTGAGTTTGAATATGCCAGGAACGGAAACCTTGAGAAGTTTGAAGGCAAATCGGAATCGCAGTTTGACAAAGAGCTTACTGTGCTTATCGAGAAGCTTGCAAACTTGTACAAGACCATGCCATCTGGAACAGAGAAGAAGATTGTCCAGACTAAATGGGAGGCATTGAGCAAGATGAGCGCAGAATTTGCCGCGCTCCGCGTCAAGGGAGGCCTTAGGAAGGCCCCTTTTTGCGTCAAGATCTACGGCGACTCTGGTGTTGGTAAGTCTACCTTTGCTGACCTCACCATGGCCACCGTGTTGAAGGCTAACGGTAAACCATGTACATCCGACTACATCGTCACACTAAATGAGAAGGATAAACACATGAACACTTACCGTTCATACGTTACCGGCATCAAGATTGATGATTACGGTAGCACACGCTCCGCATTTTGGGAGTCCGCTCCCTCGGACTGGATTATTAAGATTTGCAATAACATCAGAGAAGCCGCGGTCATGGCTGATCTAGCAAATAAAGGTAAAGTTTCCATCGAGCCATCATGCCTCACCATCACCACCAACATCGAGGACTTACATGCTGGCCTTACCACTTACAATCAGGCGTCCATTTTGCGTCGAGCACATGTACACGTTGACCTGAAGACGCGTCCCGAATATACCACTAACGGGATGTTGGATTCACAGAAAGTCATTGACGAATTTGGCAGTTTGGAGGAAGTCAACGACATCTGGTTGATTGATGTCAAGAAGCCTGTCTTTGATAAGCAGGACTTCAACAACTGGGAAACTGTACATTCCAACATTTCAATCCATGAGTTCCTGAGCTTGATGGTTGAACAGAGCAGGAATCACTTTCGCTCGCAAGACATTATTGTGGATTCGTTCAAGGAGCCTTCCAACATTATTCAGTTTTGCGGCGAGTGCGATAAACTGACCCACGAATGTGAGTGTAAGATGGAACCTCACTTCGGCGAGCGCATTGCTCATGTACTCAAGACTAAGGCTGACAGTCTTCATGTCCGCGCTCATTATCATTCCAACGTAGTCCAGACGAAGGCGGAGGACTACGCTGTTTCTTATCTGCTGAAAATGTTAAACCATTTGGAAGATTCGCCTTATTGCGTTTGGACCAACTGGATTCCCACACAGTTCCTTGACAATGGGTATGTCAAAGGTGCTATTCTATTTGCAGGTGAGGATTTCATTAGCGAAAGCGTTTCGAGCTATGTCAAGAAATACATGGCTTTTGCCCTTATCGTTACGATGTTCATGTATTCATTGTCTAGTACTCTTGCGAATGTGGTGGCTCTCGGGTTTATTGCATTCTTTTTGTGCTACTACGGATGCGTCGTCGAAGCGAAGAAGGAGTCGTACTTTAACGCTATCGTTGCACAAAATGGTAGTCTCCACGCGGCGTTCATGTCTGCCAGGGACAAGCATGTCCACTATGCCTGTGGTCTTTTGGCCTCTCTAGGAGTTTTGTACGGAGTTGCTCAGGTTGTGAGAGCTCTTCGCAAGTCCTTCGGTGTCCAGGGATCGTTGAGGCCCCGTTCTGTCGAGGATGTCCAGAACAGGGACCGCGAGGCAAATGTGTGGGCTAAGCCCCAGGAAATTGCGCCCCTTCGCTCTGAAAAGTCATTTACCAACCACAAGGAAGCTACCAGGGCCATGAGGTCTCTTCTCGGACAGATGGTCGTGGACAACAAGTTTTCTGTGTGCTTCATGGTGAAGACTGGCCAGGTGATGGTACCTAAGCACTTTTTGCCGAAAGAGACTACCAAGGCAGTCATCCATTACTGCAAGCGTCGTATTGGGTTCATCCTCAACCCTAAGTACGCTGTGCAAGTTGGTGTTGGAGACTTTGTTCTTCTTTACGTCCCCAACACCGGACCCCTTAAGGATTCACGTCCGTTTTTCCTCGAGGCTTACCCTCAGCATCCTCTTGTTTGTGACCTCATAGGCATCGACGCTAAGGGAGAGATCTTTGATGACTACTTGACGTGGAACCAGGTCCCCGAAGTTCACAACGGCTATTTGTCGGCTCCTGGTTCCCACTACAAGTTGGGACAGAGCAAGACTTTTGCCGGCATGTGCATGTCCGTCATTACTCGTGGAGCTAACCGTGCTGGCATTGTCGGATTCCATACTGGAGGGGTCACTGGGACCGATAGGGGTTGCGGTATGTCCGTGCTCCGTCACGAGCTTGTTGCGGCTGAAGTTCAATTACTCAAGTCTAACGAGTCTTTCATGTGCGGGACACAGGCAAGTGAGATTCCCGAGATTGTCATGGGAAAGAACATCGCCATCAGTGGCGAGGTTCATCCCAAGTGTCCGTCAAATTTCATTGAGAGCGGTGATGCCGCCATTGAGGTTTACGGCACGGTTATCGGGCGTTCCACTTATAGTTCCGAAGTCGTTGAGACCCCCATCTCCAAAGCCGTTGAAGAGGTGACAGGAGTCAAGAACAAGTGGGGTCCTCCTCGTTTCAAGGACCCTGTTCAGCGGGAAGATGGGTATGTTGATAATCAGACATGGAAGCCATGGTATGCTTCGTTAGAGGTTTGTAGCCAACCTTCGATTGGTTTCGATCCTGAGGCTGTCGAGGTCGCCATGGAAGATTATTATTCCGGCCTGAAAGAGGAATTTCAGGACAAGATTGCTTTCTGGGGGAACGACCTTAAGCCTATGTCAGAGGTCGAGATTGTTTCCGGTATTGATGGGAAGAGATTCTGCGACGCAATGAACTCTTCTACATCCATGGGTTACCCTCTTAACGCAAAGAAAACCGGATACCTGGTCGACTTGGAACCCACCGAATCCAATGCCTGTCCTCGGACATTTGTCCCTGAGATTTGGGATGAATATTACAAGGCTGAGGCTCTCTGGGATGAGGGAGTGTGTTCCAATCAAATTTTTGGAACGAGTCTCAAGGATGAACCTACACCGATTGAAAAGGAAAAGGTTCGTGCTATTGAGGCCGCCCCAATCGTGTTACAGCTTGGCAGTCGCAAATATTACCTCCCTATTGCGAGGTTCCTTTCTATGAACCCTTTGCTTGCCGAGTGTGCTGTCGGTATTAATGCACACGGTATCGAATGGAACGAACTCGCCGAATTTATCTCCATGCATGGCGAGGACAGGATTATTGCTGGAGACTATAAAAAATATGACCTAACTATGCCGGCTCAGCTCATTATTGCCGCTTTTAGGATCATGATCAAGGTTGCTCAATTGTCGGGCAACTACACCGCCATCGATATTAAGCGTATGGAGGCCATAGCTTTCGAGGTCTGCACACCCCTCGTGGCTTATAATGGCACTTTAATGCGTTTTATGGGCACTAACCCTTCCGGGCAGAATATGACAGTGTACATCAACTCGATTGTCAACTCTCTTTTGCACCGTCTTGCGTTCAACGACATCTATGATGCCGAGCGACGCGCTGACATTGGTGTCGAGTTGGGTCTCGGTAGACCAGCCCGTTTTAGAGATGTAGTTAACTTGTTGACATACGGGGACGATGCTATGGGCTCAGTCATGGAAGGCTATGACGAATTCAATCACGTTTCGATGGCTAACTATTTGGCTGCGAATGGGATGCAATTCACTATGCCTGACAAGACTTCTGACCCTCGTCCTTTCATGAATGTCTACGATGTTGACTTTTTGAAGAGGAAAATTGCTTTCAACCCCGATTTGGGCGTTTTCGTCGGACTATTGGATGAGAACAGTATTTTCAAATCGCTACATTCTATTCTTAAGTCAAAGGCTGTCGAGCCAAAGGACGTGGCAAGAATGAACATGGAAGGAGCCCTTCGAGAATGGTTCTTCTATGGGGAGAAACACTTTGAGATGCGCCGTGAACAGATGTCCAAGGTTGCTACGAAGTGTAGGCTCACCAGTGAGGCCTTTGACAAAGGTTATTGGGATCGTGTAGAGGAATGGAAACTCAAATATGAACCCCACGCTGGCGTTCTTGAATCGCCAGAAGTTCCTGACCTCATGGATAGGGATCATCCTATCTACTGCGGTGAGAAGGTGCACAAAAACGTCAGGACTAGAGTCGTGGAACTATTTAATGAACCCGAGTCCGTCTTACGCGATTTGTATAACCTCAGCACCATTATGTCTTCGACGACAGCACGCATTACTACTCGTGCCTGTGAGTTTATCTTAGATTTCCGAGGGTGTGTACCCGTGGATGTCTGGGATTATTCTGACGGCTCAGTTAGTACTATCGAAGAACCTGAACCTATACCACATGAGAATGAGCTTATTGAGGAAGTTAAAGCTGTTCTCGGAAAACCTACTGCGGAAGAGTACGTAGTAGTTGCACCACAGTTCGGAAAAGGCGACTTGGTGTATGTAAATGGGAATACAATCATGGTGATTGAATGCAAGCGTGTCATTGGGAGGCACCAGCAATTTGCCCAGAAGGTGGTCGATCAAGCGAGGAAATATGGCGCCGTTTTGCGGGCTTTGAAGCCCAATCACACAGTCTATTCTTTGACTTACACCGAGTTTGGTTTCCAAATCGTCGATGTTCAGGGCGACATCACGTTCCCGGAGAAGTTTGCACATGTCCTTGACAATGCAGATATTCGGTGGGCTTAACCTGAACACGGTCCGTCACGACTCAAAACTGTCCGGAGGTGTGTAGCGCATCATCGTCGTTACTCCACGGAGAAACCAAAGCGCACCTTTTCATTGATTACAGATGTATGACTATGGTTCAGTATTCCCATAGCCGCAGACTGCTTTGATTTGGTACAATGACGCGAACATGCGAGTATCTATTTAGGTACAGTGGTTTATAGCCCCACAAACAAAATACGAATAGGCGGACACCATGATGCATGTGTACGACCCTTAAACAACAAAGCGCATTACTAACACTTATAATTTATTAGAGGAAGATTATGTGTATGTTCCACAAAGTGGTGCCCTCGGAACCATCCAAGAAGAGGGAATGGCCAACATGACGGAGCAGATCACAAATTTTCAAGAACAACAACCTGGTTGGACTACTAGCATTGGGTCTGGTAGTGATCCGACTATGAATTTAGCCAACAACGCAGATTCTGCTCTTGGTTCTTTTCTCGGTCGACCAACCCGAATCGCTGAGGTGCCCTGGACTGTCGGTCAACCTCTCTTTTCAAAATTTAACCCATGGGCACTTTTCCTTAGAGATCCAAGAGTCGCCGAAAAGATTGCCAATTTCGATCTGTACAGAAGTAAACTTCATGTCAAAATGGTTATTTCTGGTACTGGTTTTCATTACGGCAGGGCTTTGGTGTCTTATAATCCTCTTTCGGGTCTTGATGCAGTGACGGTGGAGAGAAACTTCTTACAAGCTGATCTCGTTCAAGCTTCTCAGAAACCCCACTTTTTCCTGAACCCGACAACCAATTCAGGAGGACAATTGGATTTGCCTTTCTTTTGGCCTAACAACTATCTTTCTCTGAGTACTACCGACAAGGATGATATGGGAGAGATTGTTATCAAATCTTTTGGAAATTTGCAGCATGCCAATGGAGGTGACGACCCTGTTACCGT